GAAATCAAAAATATTTATAATAGAGATATGAATGGTATACCAAGTGAGGCATATTGGATTCAAATACAGATACAATTAGAATGTTGTAATTTAGATGTGTGTGATTTTGTGGAAACTCGATTTGAAGAATATAATTCGCATGTAGAATTCTTTGAGGAATCAAATAAAGAACGTATTCGAGGATTAATATTACATTTTATACCAAAAGATGGAAAATCAAATGTGCCTCTTTACAAATATATGCCATTAGATATTTCATTCAATGAGAACTCGATAGATGAATGGATATCACAATGTAAGAGTGAAATGCCAGAATATGCAATTTATACAAAAATATATTGGTATTTAGATGAAATTTTAATGTCAACTGTCGAAAGAAACCAAGTATGGTTCAAATCGGCATTACCAATTATAAAAGAAACATGGGAAACAATAGAGAGAGAAAGAATATCTGGATATGAACATAGAGCCTCAAAAAAACGTAATATTAATGAAGTTATGGTAATAAATACAACCGATGGTTCGGAATCACAAATAATTACAAATATGCCGCCTAATAATGGAGGAATATGTTTGATAAAAATTAATTAGGTGTAAAATAACCTATACCATTTTTATTTTCAAAAATAAAAATAAAGATATAAAGAATTTCCAATAATAAATACAATGAAAGTATTATATTTATTATTCACATTAATTAATTGTAAAAAAATAATAAAAAATATTGATATTCCAGCTTGTAGAAACTGTATTCATTACAAACCGAGTACATATAATAGTGATTTTACAGCATCATATAATAAATGCAGTAAATTTGGAGATAAAGATATTATTACTGATAAAATATCATATGATATTGCTGAATTCTGTCGAAAAGATGAAACACGCTGTGGGATAAATGCTAGATATTTTGAAAGAGAACCAAATATAGATATGAAAATACTCAAACATAATATAATGACTAATATGACTAATAATATATTAATATTATTAGTTGTTTCATATATAGTCACATTTTGTTATGTAAAAATATATCTAGCGTCTATGTAACATGTATATAACGTGTAACATGTAACATGTAACATGTAACGTCTATGTATTAGTAATTCATCAATAACGTCACAAATTTATTTATTTGGTATATGAAATGGATGTGATTTCGATAATGGTATTTTCAACAAATATAGACCCATTACAATAAAAAATACACCAGCATATTGAAAATAATTATCGAAACGTTCACCTAATATAAAATAGGCAAAAAGACTTTCTATAAGACTACTTGTTCCGTCCCATGCATTATTTACCATTAAAATGGTCGAACCTTGCAAATTGATGATCAACATAATAATAACACCAATATATCCGATTATACCTAATCCTAAATAAATTTCACCTTTATCATTCGCATATTCTTTTAGTGAGACATCACCGAGTATTTCGACAAATGAAAGAGCTAATATCTGAGGAAGACTCATTATATTATATATATTATATAATAAAAGATGTATAAAAATGAATAAAAATTTGATTTGTTTTTATTCAATAATAAAGATAATATAATACCTAAAACTATAATCAAGAATGAACAATTCTGATGTCTTACACGAGTCCGATGTGGTTGAACATAATGTAATTAATGATAGGACGTTAACAATATTAACAGAAGAAGCTCCATCAATTGAAGAGATTAATTTTATAATAACAGATATATTATCTATTGATACACCTCAAATTAATATTTCACCAACATTAAATAATAAAAGTTTTAATGGTGAATGGGAAATTAAAATAAATGCGCATACTACGATAATTATTAAACAGTTTAAAGGAGAAAGTAGTTGCGTTGATTATTTAGTATACGAGGGATATGTTGACGATAATACGAATGCTGGAAATGCGTTATGTATACTAGAAAGCACGAAAACTACCGACAAAAGTAGTAGAAATACTGCAGTTAATCAGCGAATCACAAAATTTATGGTATATGACAGATTATATCCGACAAGTCAGGCAAGAAAAATTATGTTCTATCAACCATATAAAAAAAATGAATGCACCAATAGATGATACATATAAGAATCTAGCGAAAAATAAATTATTGAGAATATATGTAATAAATCCGACAATTGTAAATCATCATAATAGTTTACCGAGCACAATCATCAAATAATATTATCTTTTGACAAAAATACATATAAAATAAAATACATATAAAAATTGATTTTTATGTATTTATATAATGCAATATGATACATATCCAATTATCACTTCTGTAAAAAATAAACTGGATTTTTTTTTACATTCAAAAAAAATACCACATATCATTTTTCATGGACCATCTGGAACAGGTAAACGAACAATTGTGAATCAGTTTTTATCGAATATTTATGGACATGATAAAGCCAAAATGAAATCAAATATAATGTATGTAAATTGTGCACATGGGAAAGGTATAAAATTTATTCGTGAAGAATTAAAATTTTTTGCAAAATCAAATATACAGTTTAATTGCGGAGTGATGTTCAAAACAATTGTTTTATTAAATGCTGATTTCCTAACAATTGATGCACAATCGGCATTACGTCGGTGTATAGAGTTATTTAGTTTTAATACTCGTTTTTTTATTATTGTAGAAAACAAACATAAATTATTGAATCCAATTTTATCTAGATTTTGTGATATTTATATTCCTGAAACGATTGGTTCAAATGGTTCGAATATAAATTTGCATCAACATACAATTCAAAAGAAATATACATTTGAAGAATTAAATAAAACACGTATGAATATTCTTTCTGAAAAAATGTCTTGTCATCTTTTTACAAAAGATGGTTTGAAAGAAATTACTCATATAGATTTAGTAAATTTAGTGTGTCATTTATATGAATCAGGTTATTCTTGTATAGATGTTATCGAATGGATAAAAAAAGAATGCAATACATGTGATGAAAAAGAAAAATCGGCGATTATTCTAGTATTTTATAAAATTAAATCAGAATATAGATCCGAAAAATTATTAATGTTATATATTTTAGATTATACTTTTTTGCGTCAAAATAAAGATATCAAAAATATAGGGTTTATGTAATATGGACGATTTTGTTATTTCGAATTTACATGAGTCTAGAAATGAATGGTGCAATCGTTTAGTTAGTATTCTTACACCACTTATTTCTGAAGGTATCCGTTCCATTTTTAATGAAGCTTGGAAACTATGTTTAGAAACAGATGAATTAAATAAATATTTGATGACATTTCAAAATTTGCTTTCTCGTATTCCAAAATGGAATTCAATCATTATTGAAGAAGAACGAAAACGAATTATTGAAAGAAGTGGATGTAATTATTTAGAAGATTTGATAACATGTGTTCATATTATACAATTGAAAGTGCTTACATGTATTCGTGTTGGAAATCGTCAAAAAAAAATTGATATATCGATTCCAAAATTAGATATTTTTTTACATAAAGTATACATTCATGTTGCACGTAAAGTTTATATGAATGTTTATTTGTTTGAGAAAAATATCACATCTCTTCAAATACAAAAACATGGTCGTGAATTGGAAATAATTATTCAAGAATGTATTTTAACTGCTATACGTGAGAGTATTCCAACTGAAGACATAATAAAAGCATATATGGATGAATCTGTAGAACTAGAAGAAGAAGTGATTATTGAAAATATAGAAGAGCCTGTTTTATCTGGAGATAAGGATTTGGATTCACTGGATGCACATAAGGATTCATTTGATGTTGATGCAGATGCGGATGCACATATAGATGCAGTGGATAAAGATATGCCAAGTATCGTGCCATCTATTAAAAATATAGATGATTCTCCCGTTATTACTAGATTATCATTTAATGATTATGATTCTGTATTGAATTCAGAGAATAAAGAAGAAACTGTTAATGCACCAAAAACGATTGAAAGATTGGAAGGAATTAGCACAGAAAGAGCAATACAGAGAAAATTAGAAGAGGATGATGAATTAGATAATAAAATACAAATTCATACAGATAATATATCGTTAGATGAATTAGATTTGTTTGATATGGATAAAATAAATGGCTCTGATGATTTTGTTTCATTAGATGATATTGAAGAATTGAATTAATATATTCAAAAAATACTTAAAAAATAGTAAGTGTCTATATATTATGGAAATTGTAAAAAATGTCTTTATAGAAAATTGTAATAATTCATCTGATATTAATGAACATTTGCCTACTTTATATAAGTATGCAACAGAATGTGAAACAATTATTGAAACTGGAGTTAGGAGATGTGTATCATCTTGGGCATTTGTATATGGTCTTTTGAATAATAATAAGGATATTAAGAAAATATTATTAAATGATATAACTGAATGTCATATACAACAATTGGTAAATGCAACAAACGCAACTAATGTTGTATTAGATTATAAATGGATGAATAATTTAGATTTGAAATTAGAACATAATTATGATATGATTTTTATTGATACATGGCATATTTATGGTCAATTAAAACGAGAACTAGAAAAATTTGCACCAAATATAAATAAATATATAATTATGCATGATACAACGGTTGATGAAATATATGGAGAAACAATTCGAATGAATTGGAATGCAACTCAACAATCGATTGAAAGTGGTTTCAGTATAGAAGAAATTAATTGCGGTTTAGGTAAAGCAATTGACGAATTTTTGGAAAAAAATAAAGAATGGGAACTATTTGAAAAATACAATAATAATAATGGTTTAACTATTTTGAAGAGAATAGAATAGAATAGAATAGAATAGAATAGAATAGAATAGAATATAATAGAATATAATAGAATAAAACATCGATTATCAATTCGTATTTTATAAGAATAAAATATGAAACCTTTTATTTATACATACAACATGGAGAACTTATTCCTTTTTGCGATTTTCACTACGATTTTCTTTATTATAATAAAACTAGTTGAAATGAAATATTTAGAAAAAGAAATAAAACCATTGAAATATATTATACGTGATGCGGTTATTGTTTTCACTTCAGCATTTGGTGCTGCATATGGATTTTTCTATATGAAAGGGTCTATTAGTGATTTTTTTAATATTGTTACAGAAAATAAAACATTGAATATGGAAGCTACGAAAATTTTTACTGATAGTCCCGGATTTTAAACCCTTGAAGAATTAAAATGGGACATTTTAATTCGTAAAGGGTCACATACTAGTAACGATTTAAAATGACGCCCTCTGGGGCGTCCCATTTTAAATCTTCACTGGTATAAACCCTTGAATATTACTCTAAAATGGGACATTTTAATTCGTAAAGGGTTTAAATCTTCACTGGTATAAATTATTCGAATGGTTAATATTTAAGCATAACATGGCATTATATCAATATCAATCAAATCAATCGTATTTTTTATTATTTTTTCATCCATTTTTATTTTGAATTGATGAAAAAAAGGGTCGTCCAATTGTGCTTTCGGTGTATGAGAATGAACAGTTCTTGCAATCATTTTATATAGTTTAAAGTTCTCATATCGTTCATTTCCATTTTTCATATATAATACGTTTTTTCCATTATCGTCCGTAATCCAACGAATAATTGTTCTTTGCAATTCGTCTGGCATAAAATCAGTTTCATTCTCATCATCTACATCTAATATAAAATCATATATGGAACATCCAAGACGACATAAATCAAAACTGTAATTTGGATCTAATCTAGGTTTTTTCTTATTAAAATAGGGTTCAAAATTATATTGTGTATGAGCATCACCATCTGATGCAAAACTATCACTACAAAATGTTTTTCCTTTATATTTATAAATAGCTCTTCCATAATCGATAATCTTAAATATTCTTCCATATGTTGGCACTTTATAATATGTGTTTGAATACTTGTATGTAATATATTCTTCCTCTGTTTCAATAAACATAATATTATTTGTATGTAGGTCATTATGTGTAAAATGAAATGCTTTTTGATAAATAATTAGATTCATAATTACTTGAAATAATGCACTTGCACAAGAATCTATATCAAGTTGTTTTTTTACAAATAATTCATCTAATGTTCCTTTGCATTTCTCTAGACAAATCATCTGAACTGGAAAATTATATAAAAAAGCATTTAATTGTGGTTCTTCTTCATCGTCTTCTTCATCGTCTTCATCGTCTTCATCGTCTTCATCGTCTTCATCGTCTTCATCGTCGCCATCGTCTTCATCGTCTTCATCGTCTTCATCGTCTTCATCGTTGTCCTCATTATCAGAATAATTTATATCACTATTATTCGAACTATTGGTAGAATTTGTATCAGATGCATTCTTATCATATATACAATCACTTGTATCAGTTGTATCAGTTGTATCATTCATAGTTGTATCATTTGCTTCATTAATCTCAATAATGTTATCAATATCACAATTATCTAATAAAATATTTGAATTGTTATGAATCAGTAATTTATTTTTATTATTGCGAGAACCGAAATTTGCAAATGGATTATTTACCTCTTCAATTTCATATATTTTTCCCTTATTTTTTATAAAATAATCGGATTGACCTAAATAATCAATATCATCTGCTGCATTAAATTTATATTTTTCTTGAATGCCTAAAAAAGAACCATAATAATCGATTGCATTTTTACATTTATGATGATGTAATAATTGACTCGATAAATAACAAAAAAAGTTATCTACATAGGATGCATTATTTGGATTACTTAATTTATTAATCGATTTATTATTATAAGACGGTAGAATTACTAAATCTTCTCTTTTATTTTTATATTTACCTATTAAAAAACGTATTGGATCTAATAATGGTGCAAATTTAATAAATATTTTGCGTTTAATTAGAGAACCAGTTAGAGAATCACTATTTACATAATCAATTACTGTATTCAAATCACAAATATGATATTTATTATTTAGTGATATAGAATCATAATTTGAATCATTCATTTGAAAAAATATATCATAAATTGGATTATAACATTGAATTTTTGATATATGAAATGGACAATAATTATATTTCTCTTTATACAAATCGCCTTTTTTTTCATCGCCTTTTTTTTCATCGCCTTTTTTTTCATCGCCTTTTTTTTCATCGCCTTTTTTTTCATCGCCTTCTTCGGAAAATTGTTCTAAATTTTTGAGAATAGGTTTTGTTATTTTTTGATAATTAATATTGAATTTAGACATTATATACTTCAAAAGAATATTATATTCAAGTGATTTAACGAAATATCAAATATATATTAAAAAAAATATTCAAATATATTCAAATAAAACTATAATTTTATTTGAATAACCTGTATGTATATGCGTTCTAAATATTTATTAAAATACATTTAAATATATATAAATGACATTGGAATTAAAAAAATTTGATATGCGTACAATAACATTTAAACCTGATGAAAATAAAGGCCCTGTTATTGTCATGATAGGACGTCGTGATACTGGAAAATCATATTTAGTAAGAGATTTATTATTTCATCATAAAGATATTCCTATAGGAACAGTTATTTCAGGAACTGAAGCTGGAAATGGGTTTTATGCTTCTCATGTTCCTAAATTATTTATTCATGAAGAATATAATACGGTTTTAATCGAAAATATATTAAGAAGACAAAAAGTTGTCCTTAAACAAGTAAATAAAGAAACGGAACAATATGGCAGAACAACAATCGACCCTAGAGCATTTGTCATATTAGATGATTGTTTATATGACCAATCATGGACACGTGATAAGCTAATGAGATTACTTTTTATGAATGGAAGACATTGGAAAATAATGCTTATTATTACAATGCAATATCCTTTAGGTATACCTCCCAATTTGAGAACAAATATTGATTATGTATTCATTTTGAGAGAACCATACATGACAAATAGAAAAAGAATATGGGAAAATTATGCATCAATGTTTCCAACACTCGAATCATTCAATTCTGTTATGGATCAAACAACAGAGAATTATGAATGTTTAGTGATAAATAATAATGCAAAATCAAATAAATTGAATGACCAAATATTTTGGTATAAAGCCGAAGGCCGACCAGATTTTAAATTAGGTTCAAAAGAGTTTTGGGAAATATCTAAAGGAATGGGTTCTGATGATGAAGATGAAGCATATGACCCAAGTAAATCAAAAAAGAAAACGACGGGTCAACAAATCACTGTTAAAAAAGGGAAATGGTAGTCAAATAAATACTGATATATAATATATAATATATAATGAATGAAATTAATGCTATTGTAGGTGATACATTATATGAAATTAATAGTATACCATTAAATAAATTGTTTTATACTGCAAATATGAGGGATTCTAACAATAATTATTCTGGTTTTATAAAAGTATATGATAAACTAAATACAGTTGAAGAAAATGATTTTCCAAACAAATATTCTAATAATAATGTGGATTTACTTTTAAATAAATGCAGTTATTTCACAGAATATTATTCCGGAGAAAATACTGTTAGTAATTTATCAGGTTATAATAAATTATCCTTTTTTGTTGTTGCAGGTGGTGGAGGAGCAGGAGGATCTACTAGTAGTGCCTCAGGTTCATCGGGAGGGGGGGGAAATATGTATAGATTTAATACCATATATGGAAAACCAGTAAGTTCATTTACATATAGAATTGGATCTGGAGGTACTGGTGGAACTAACGGTGGCAAAGGTGGAAATGGTGGTAACTCAACATTAAGTGTAACATTTACAGATTCAACTATATTTAATGTTACTGTTTATGGTGGAAATGGTGGTGATGGTAATGGTGGAAGTGGTGGAACTAATTCAGGTATTAGTACTACTACCATTGGAAATATGAATGTTGAAAGTGAAACGAATTATTTAGGATCTACTGGTGGGAATGGAAGAGGATCTGGTGGAAGTTATCAAGCAAGTCAACCATACCATGTAATGAGTGGATTTTTTGTAAATAGTATAACCCTCAATAATATGCCTGTGATTACTAATATTGTTTCAAATAATCCTAATATATCTTATTCTACTGCAATTGGTTGTGGTGGTTACGGTATTAGAAAATTGGCCAATTTAGATGGTATAAATGGTGGTGATGGATATATTCGTTGTTATTTTGCTTAATAGGTTCATTACAAAAAAAGAAAACAACAGGTCAACAAATCACTGTTAAAAAAGGGAAATGGTAGTTCATGAAAATAATTACTTGATAAATAACTTAAATAACTTAATATAATATTTTTATACATATGAAAGTATATGATAGTAAACGTGGTAGATTAGGAAATGCTGTTTTTAGATATTTTGCAAGTACATTATTTAGAATATTATATAATGCTGATAGGACATATAATGAATATGAATGTAATAAAATAATTTCAGATGATGAATTTATTAAATGGTCAAATTATATATTAAATACAAATATTATTCCAGATATTGATTTAAATTCAAATTATATGTTTGATGGATATTATCAACACGATAATATTTATATTAAATATAAAAAAGAAATTATTAATTGGATTATAACTCATCCTGATGAATTATTATGGACAGATGGTAATAATAATTATAATAATGATTATCATTATAAATCAACATCATATAAAAATATTGATTTATTAATAAATCCATATTCAGAAAAAATATATCAAATTGTTATTCACTTAAGATTAGAAGATTTTATAAATAATTCAAGTGTAATTCATCCAGAATCAATTAAAAATATATTAGATAAGATAAATGAAAAAAATATTTGTATTGTAGTAAATAAACCAACATTAGAAATTGAAATTAAATATATTAATTATTTTAAAAAATATTATAATGTAACTTTAGAATCAAATTCTATTATAGAAGATTATCATATAATGAAAAATTGTAAAATTTTAGTATGTTCTTGTTCAACAATAAATTGGATAGCAGCATTTTTATCAAAAACTGTTGAAAAAGTATATTTTCCAAATTATAAAAATAATGATAGAATTCATGAAACATTTAAAAAACCAAATGAAAATACAATTTTATATGAATTTAAAAAGTGTTCAAAAAATGAATTGGAAGATTTTTTGAAAATATAACAAGAAAAGTAAAGAAAATATACAAATAATTATTTATACACCCTTGAACATCTTAAATGGAACGCCTTCAGGCGTTCCACTAGATGTCTCAAGGGCAACGTTACCGATAAATCAATTGAAAAGCACGGTCATCAAAGATGACCGTTCCAATTCAAATGTTCATCGGTGTAAAAAGGTTTATAAATAATTGGCGTTTGAAATGTTAAAAGGTGTAAAACAATCGTCGAATCGTCTCTAATAATCGAAAAAATGGTGTATTATTTGTATCATGTAAAATATTGTTCGCAGTTTCTTCTATTACATCATGTAAATGTATATTATTTGATTCAATATATATACAATATATAATAAATATAATAACTGCAATGCTGATTTCATTGAACCACCGTACTTTTTCTTTACGAAGTAAAAAAAGTGGAATTATTTTGAATAAAATAATAACTAAAATATATTTGAATAATACTGGAATTGTCGCATCATGAAATAGTAAATATACAAATAATATAATGTTCTCAAATAATGCAATAAGTAAGGCAAATCTTGGATTGAAATATGTTTTGACAAATGTTGATTTTATGCATAAAATAAACAAAATAAACCATGCAAAAATCCAATACGAAAACAAATAATCCACACTAATATATTTTATCATTTACTTGTCACTATATAATAATACATACCCTAAAAATATTCCAAAGAAATTTTTGGAAAATAAATCAAGAATATTATAAGCAATATTTTTGTATTTGTATTTCAATATGGAAGAAAATCCATATAATGACCAAATTGTAATAAAATAATAAAATGTAATTCTTCCAATACTCGTATATTTCGCATATGTTTCGTATATTAAATAAAAAAACATACAAAATGGTATGAATCCCAATATTGCACTAGTCAATGGTCTTAATTTCCCTATTTCTGCTAAATAACCAAAAAATAACATTATTGCGTTTAATGCAAAAATTGGAAGCAAAATATAAATATTTGATTTTGCCGTTGAATAAAATGTATGTGTATTATTCTTATGATGTATACTATATAAATACATGCAATATGTAAATAACATTGAAGGTGTTGTAATGACCCAATCAAAATATCTATATTTAGTAATATTTTTAATATTTGAAAAATTGAAAACTAACCAAAGATAAAAAATACTCTCTATAAATTGAACAAAAAATTCTATCCACAATAAATGTTTGATAAAAGACAATGATGGACTAAATTCCATTGAAAGAACATAAATATCAAATATTTGTGTAACTACTTGAATGAATAAAGAAATTACGCTAGTATCATATATTATACTCATTATAATATATGAAAATATATTTTATCGTTTTTTTCGTTTTTTTTGTAATCACAACATGTAATCACAACATGTAATCACAACATGTAATCACAACATGTAATCACAACATGTAATCACAACATGTAATCACAACATGTAATCACAACATGCAATTTGTAATGTAATACACAATTCGTTCAAGATACTTCATTATTTTTGAATAAACAACCTTGAGCAGACAAATTGACAATCTCTTTTATAAAAAGCGGGTCTTGGAACTGAATCGTATCTAACCAGATTTTTATGATGCAAAAATGTTTCTTTGGTGATATCGTTATTCCATTTATATGTTTATAATGTTCTGGTTTCGAAGTTAATGACTCTCCACAACATAAATATACAAGATTTTTCCAAATCTCTGGAACAGCCTTGTTTATTATACGGTATGAAAAACACCCTCCTGACCGGTTTTTTGGATCTTCCCACATTGGTTTTATATTTGAACGCATTAAAAAAAGCATACAATATTTTATTACTGAATCTGGTAAATTTTCATTTATTCCTATTACTTCATCGGCAGAATGAATATCTCCCAAAATAATCGTATAACTTTTTATATCCCAATCTTTATCGTCTGGTAAATGGTAATATAAATTCCATTTATCATTCAATTGATATTTTGGGGATTGAATACTCACTGTATCCATTATGATATTGCCTATGTTATTTATCTATATAAATCTTTATATTATTTATTGTAAAATATCATTCATTTCTTTTTCTACTATTTCTCTCTCTTATAATATAGACGTGTTTTTATTTTTATTTTCTTCGTTTTCAGTTGGTTTCATTGGTTCTTCGATTTCAGCTGGTTTCATTGGTTCTTCGATTTCAGCTGGTTTCATTGGTTCTTCGATTTCAAATGTTTTGATTTGGTTATATTCTTCATCGTCATCGTCATCGTCATTATATTTAATCTCTTTATTCTCTTCATCTTTTTGATATTCATAATATTCATATTCTTCGATTTCATCGTTGATGTCCTCATATTTGATTTCATCATCATCATCATCATCATCATCGTCTTCATCATCATCATCATCATCGTCTTCATCATCGTCTTCGTATTCGTGATCTTCTTCTTCGATTTCATCTGTATTATTTCTTATATATTCTATAATTTTTTTATAATCTTCTTCTTCGTGTTCGTCCTCGTCTTCGTGTTCTTCGCATTCGTCTTCGTCTTCGTCTTCGTCTTCGTCTTCGTCTTCTTCGTCTTCGTCTTCGTCTTCGTCTTCGTCTTCGTCTTCGTCTTCGCATTCTTCTTCGTCTTCATATTCATCTTCACATTCATCTTCGTCTTCGACATCATCATCAAATAATGGTTTATCATTTTCAACAATTTCATAACTATCTTCTGTTAATATAATATATTTATCACTACCAAATTCTATAATATTAATATCTTTATCCATAATAGATATTGTGTAATCCATATTAAAAAAGAACGAATTCGATTGATAATTTAATAAACGTAAAACAAATGTTGGGGTAAATAATTCATTTCCAACATAAAACCAAGAAGTATCTAATCGAATTTCTATTGAATTATCCATTTCAGGATTCTTGTACTCAATAAAAACAAATTTCGAATTTGATTTTTTAAATATTGTATTCGGAATTTCTTTATTACTTCTAGTAACAAAACGACATTTCTCATTATATTCATTTAAAATCGTCATTATAAAAACACTTGACTCATTTTCATTATTTTCATTATAAAATGTTTTAAAATAATCATCAACCATATCATATATTGTCATGGATGATTTCAAAAAACAAATAAACATTTCATCATAATTACAATTGTATTTTTCAACAAGTCTATATCTTTCTGTAAGAGATGTATCATTTGGTATCAACCAACTGATAGACATATTCGGATAACTCTTTGGTTCTATCATTTGAAGTGTGAAAAAACAATAATAATTTTTGATTAAGTCACATACATTTCGTATATATTTATTTGTGTTATATAAATGTTGATAAAATTTATTTGCATTATTGAATAATTTACATCCACTCATAAATGTATATTGTAAAGTTCTCATCCACATTTTGTATAGAATGTTCATTAATAAACATAAAAAAAAATGTTTATATTCTTTTTTATATAAATTATGATGAAACGATACATATTGCCCATATTATCGTCTCATATTGTGTGGTAATGATTTGATTTATTATTCTATGTCTGATAAATCTGATAATAATTCTTCTTCTTGCAATTCATCAATACACGATAATGGTTGAATAAAATCAGTTGTATTTACTGACTTTTCTTCTTCATAAAATTCATGTAGTTTTGGCATTTCAGGTTCTTTTGCAGAATAGTTATTTAGATATAATTCTTGTAATTCATGTTGTTGTTCTTCACTTAAAACAAGTGTGGTATTTTTTTTTTGTTTTTTTTCTGATTTTACCGAATCAGAATCAGATACTTCTACTTCATTTTTTTTAAGAACACATTTTTTATTTTTTTTATCAGCATTGATACATTTATCATTATTACCTCGTTTTGTTTTTCTTTGTTGTGGTTTTTTTGCGACAGGTTCTTCGAGTAGTTCATTGACTGGTTCTTCGATTGGTTCTTGTACTATGACTGGTTTTTTAGTAGCACGTTTTCGTTTTGGTTTTTCAACTGCGACTTCGACTGGTTCTTCGACTACGACTGGTTCTTCGACTACGACTGGTTCTTCGACTACGACTGGTTCTGCGACTTCGACTGGTTCTGCGACTTCGACTGGTTCTGCGACTTCGACTGGTTCTGCGACTTCGAGTGGTTCTGCGACTACAACTGGTTCTTCGACTACAACTGGTTCTTCGACTACAACTGGTTCTTCGACTACAACTGGTTCTTCGGTTTTTTTAGTGGCACGTTTTCTTTTTGAGACTTCGCCATTTTTTTCGACTGGTTCTTCGGTTTTTTTAGTGGCACGTTTTTTTTTGACTTCGACGACAGGTTCGACTATATTATTAGATGCAGCATCTGTTTTATGTGTTTGTATAGCTTCTTCAATTTTACGATTGATAAGTTCTTGGATTTTAACAGATGCATTGAGAATGAATTGTTCAAACTCGAAACAAGCAGCAATTTCATCCGTAAAAGATGATAATTCAGGTGTTTTATCATCTTTGGATTTAGTCACATCTTTAGTTTCACCTTTGGATTTAGTCGCTCCTTTGGATTTAGTCGCACCTTTGGATTTAGTCACACCTTTGGTCTTAGTAGTCGTCGCACCTTTGGCAGCATTGACAATATTCTCTGTAGTAATATATTGTCCTGCTAATTCGGCAATGATTTCAGTAGTGTTAATTTCAGCGTTAGTTGACATTTTGTTATGATTGATTGATTGTTTTATTTAAATATAAATTAGAAAAAAAAGAAAAAAAGATAATCAATTTTATGAAATATTGTTTTTTTGAGAACAATAAAATAGATAAAAAAGATAAAAAGAAATCTATATAATACCCATAAATAAGAATGAATGAAAAACTAGCAAAAACTATGTCAAAAATGGCGGATATTATGAATAGAAATGGAGAACCAATGCGTTCAAAGGCATATAAAAAAGCAGAAGAAACCATTTTAACAATTCCATATGAAATAAAATCAATAAATGATGTAAAGGGCAAACCAGGAATAGGAGAATCAATGTTACATAAAGTGAAGGAATATTTAGAAACAGGAAAACTTGCATGTATTGAAGGAGAAGAAAATAAACCAGAAATCATTTTAACAAATGTATACGGTATTGGACCACAAAAAGCCAAAGAACTGGTAAAAAATGGAATTACAGATATAAAAACATTAATAGAAAAACAGAATGATGTTCTCAATGATGTTCAAAAAAAAGGATTAAAATACTATGATGATATTTTGAAACAAATTCCAAGAATGGAAATAGATGAATATAATAAAATATTCAAAAAAACATTTGAAAAAATTGCTACAAATAAATCACAATATGAGATAGTCGGTAGTTATCGACGTGGATTATCTAGTTCAGGAGATATAGATGTTATAATAACTTCGAACCCGGAAAGGATAGGTTCTCAAAATATTTTTGAGAATTTTATAAATTCATTAATTTCACAAAAAATAATTGTTGAAATTTTATCTAGAGGTAAGAATAAATGTTTGGTTATTTCAAAAATACCAAAATCTGATACATATAGACGAACCGATTTTCTTTATTCAACCATCGAAGAGTATCCTTTTTCAATATTATATTTTACAGGTAGCAAGGGATTTAATACAGTAATGCGTGGACATGCATTACAACAAGGTTATTCATTAAATGAACATGGATTATCAAATAGTAAAGATGGTATAAAAGGCCAACTGATTGATCAGCCATTTACAGATGAAAAATCAATATTTGATTTTTTAAAGTTAGAATATAAAACACCGATAGAAAGGGTTGATGGACGGAGTGTTGTACCAATAACACAAAACATTGTTATTCCAATAAACAATGAAGACATCCAAAAAATGACAGAATTCAAAACGCATGGAATATCAGTTCTCGAAAAAATGAATGAGAATACATTAATAAAACTCGTTCAAACAGCCAATCATGAATATTATAATGAGAACAATACAATATTATCAGACAATGAATATGATATTATAAAAGAATATATATCGAATCGATTCCCAAAAAATGCGATTCTTGAAGAAATCGGTGCACCACCACCAATACAATCGAAAAACAAAATTACATTGCCATATGAAATGCCATCAATGGATAAAATAAAACCAGATTCAGGTTCTCTAAAAAATTGGGTAGAAAAATATAAAGGTCCATATGTTTTATCATGTAAATTAGATGGCGTTTCAGCAATGTATATTTGTGATAAATCAAATACATACAAATTGTATACAAGAGGAAATGGACATATAGGTCAAGATATTTCTCATTTAATAAATATACTTAAATTACCAAAAATACAAAAAAATATGGCAATTCGTGGAGAACTTATTATTTCAAAATCAATATTTAAAACAAAATATATGGAAGAATTCGCAAATGCACGTAATTTAGTATCAGGAATTGTGAATCGTAAAATAACTGATGAAAAAACGACTGATTTACATTTTGTTACATATGAAATTATAGAACCTCAAATGAAACCACGAGAACAAATGGAATTATTACAAAAAATAGGATTAGAAGTTGTATTTAATAAAATAGAGAATACAATAACCAATGAATTATTGTCTGACATACTCATTGATTGGCGTAAAAATTATGAATATGAAATCGATGGTATTATTGTTTCCAATAATGCAATATATCCACGAGAACATGGTAATCCAGAACATTCATTTGCCTTTAAAATGGTAATGTCTGACCAAGTCGCAGAAGCAAAAGTGATAGATGTTTTATGGGAAGCAAGTAAAGACGGATATTTGAAACCACGAGTCAGAATTGAACCAATACAATTAGCAGGTGTTCGTATTGAATATGCAACAGGATTCAACGGTAAATTTATTGAAGATAACAAAATAGGTATTGGTTCTATTATTGTAATGGTAAGGTCGGGTGATGTGATTCCATATATTAAATCTGTTACTACACAATCTGAAAAAGCAAAGATGCCAACCGTTTCTTATATATGGAATAAAACACATGTAGATATATTATTAGAGAACCCGAATGATGATATTATGGTGCAAGAAAAAAATGTGGCGTTATTTTTTGTTAGTTTAGAAGTGGAAGGTTTAGCAAAAGGAAATATAAAAAAGTTATTTGCTATTGGAAAAACGAGTGTTCCCAAAATATTGAAAATGAATATTGCTGATTTTGAAATGGTAGAAGGATTCAAACGAAAAATGTCTGAAAAAATATTTCATAGTATAAAAGATAAGGTTGAAAAGGCTACATTAATTGATATTATCATTGCGTCAGGGAAAATGGGAAGAGGATTAGGAGAACGTAAAATACAATTGATTTTATCAAAATATCCTGCGATTTTAACGAGTAATGAATCAAATGAAACAAAAGAAGAAATGTTGAGACAGGTCGATGGAATTGGTAAAGAAAATGCACATGAATTTGTAAAAAATATTCCGAACTTCATTTCATTCTTGAAAGAATGTCAATTAGAATATAAATTAGAGAACATTACATTAAATATTAATAATGTGACTTCGAATAACGTGACAGTAAACAACATGACACCAATATCGAATAATACACATGCGTTATTTGGAAAGAAAATTGTTATGACAAAAGTAAGAGATGCCGAAATTATTGAATTTATGAAAAAAAATGGAATTATTATGGAGAATACAATGAAAAAAGATGTCTTTGTTCTCATTGTAGCATCAAATAAAGTTGCATCAAATAAAACGATTTTTGCCGAAAAAAATGGAATCCCTATTATGACGGTAGACGAATTCAAATTGGCGTATATGTAACACTGGATTTTGATTATGAACAGATAATAACCTCATGTGATTACCAGATGGTAAATGTAATATTATAATATAACATTTATTTATTATATATCTAATGAAATTGTATTGCCTCTAGATAAATTATTACGTCGGCGTGTTCTTTTTGGCATATTGGCATCTTGCATATCTTTCAAACTTGAAATCGAAATCATGGAATCATCAAAACCAACCGATTCAGAATCTTGAATATTTGTATTTGCATTTGTATTCATTTGATTTTGTGAATTTTGCGGATTTTGAGGAGGATGAATATCAACCGTTCGTGTTTTCAATCCAGATAGAATACTATCAATATCTCTTTGTGGTCCTTTCATTTCATTACGAAATTGGTTTTGTGGTGGCTGTTGCATATTCATTGGTCGACTATTATTCACCTGTTCATATGGTTGATTAATATCAATACCACCAGATGATGGTGCAGCACCACGACCCATCGATATATCCGGTCTATTTGAAGTCATTGTATTATTTCCCGGTCTTTGACCAGAAAATGGCATCGTTTTTGTTTCAACTGGTGCAGGTGGTGGTCCCATGTTCATGGATGGACCAGTCGCATCTTTCATCATATTGTTTGCAAAATTGAATCCCGGACTAGCCTGTGACATACTACTTACAGTTGCATTTGTAAACATTTTCATAAGTTCAGGACTTTGTTTAATAACATCATTAAATGCAGGAGTAGCAGAAGATAATGCTTTATTTGTGAAATTTACAACAGCTGCTGAAAATCCTAATCTTAATAAAAGAGAAATTTCAGGAGACAATTTTCCACCCTTGTATTTATCATGAAGTTCTGCAAAAATTTCTTCATAAGAATCAATATCTTCATTGACTTGTTCTCCCCAACCATCTAAATTAATATCAAATGGATTAAATGCGGAGTTTGCATATTCAATTGAATTCACTGCTGTCATAAACCACCATCCTTGCAATTTAATACTATCTTTTTTACGTTTTTCTTCTAATGTTGTTTCATATTCATCTTCCACTTCTTCATAATTCGAATCTATCGTATAATGAGAATTGTTTTTAATAATACCTTTTTCATACCATTCATTTATTTTTTTTATCATCATACGTTTCTTTCTTCTCTTTTCACGGTCTGACATCTTGGATGACGATGAATATGATTCGGTTGGTTGAACATCATTCAACTTTGTAAATCCATCCCATGTTTTTGTATTCCCCATACTATCAGCAGTGGCTTGTCCTATATTTGACGAAGATGCATCCGCATTATTATTTGCATTTGCATTTGCATTTGCCTGTTTATCTTTTCCGAATCCAAAAAATGAACCAAATCCGCCACCTAAACCACCGATTGATTTTGTATCTGCCGACTTTGATAAATCATTCAATTCATCTTCTAATTTATCTAATTCACCTAAATCTATATTCATTGAACCAGTCGATGATTTTTTTTTATCATTCATTAATAATTCAATACCGTCGCCAAGTGAATTTCTATTAGAATATGGTTCATCTTTAAAACTTATAGAAACTTGGTCTAAATCACTTAATCCTAAATCAATTACTTCCATTTATGTTATTCTTACAATAAATATTTTTAAGTCCTACGCAATTTAAGTATTTTTTATGTTCTCAAATATTATTTTGTAATTATATATTTTTCATCCATTTCTATTTTTTTTATTTTTATTAAATACCATAATCCTTGTAAAAAACAATCTGCAAGATCATCTTTTTTTTTAGATTCTAATGATTCTAATGTCCAACGATTATTATTTGAAACCCAATGATTGTTTTCGAGAACCATTTTTGAATAATAAACACCATCCTTTTTATGATTCTTATATTTTTGACTTTGTGTGACTTCTTCTGTCTCTTTTTTTATAGAAAAAGCAAATGTTTTTAATTTATTAAATGATGAAATAAATTCTATAGAAATTGTATTATATTGCATAATAAAATATTGTGATAACATTCCTTGTATTGTTTTCATTCGATTTGCTAATGGCGATATTTGGTTTTCAATGAGAACAATACTAATATCTTTATGATCTTTGAGAACATTATCAAATACTTCCTTCATTTTTTTGCCGATTGATACTAAATCAATATCTCCTGCACTCTTGTTTTTCACTGCTATTACCGGTTCTAAACATTTGTTTTTTAGAAAATCATCAAATGTTGTCAATATATCTATACGTTTTTTACCAATGTTCTCTAATTTTAATTCAGAAGCTAATTTTATCATATCTTCTATTTTTGTTTTTTTTAAGGTTTTTTGAGAGAACCTATTCTCAGGTATTAACCATTCTTTTTGAGTTTTTGAATGTTTATCACAATATATATTGGTTCCTTTTTTGAATTTTCCAATACGGCAACATAATTTTTGTTCTGATTCTGATTCTGATTCTGGTTCTGGTGTTTCTGGCATTTTTTTTTTGACAACTTGTTTTTTGAGAACCTTTTTCGAAGAAATTGCATTACAAAACAAATTGGGTTTTTCTTCTTCCAATAAAGATACTACATTCCAATCCATTATTTTGAATGGGTCGTTCTCAATATCGTTCAATAAAAAAATGCAATATGCCATATTTTTTATTCCAACATCAAAACTAATAATTTTCATTATAATACATTTTATTTTATATCTATATTATTACAAAAAAAATAGTTAATATGTATTTGCCCAATACATATCAACATTCATTAAGATTTTTTATATTTTATATTTTATATTTTATATTTTATATTTTATATTTTATATTTTATATTTTATATTTTATATTTTATATTTTATATTTTATATTTTATATTTTATATTTTAT